ATATTCAAATTCATATACAGGTTCTCAACTTGATTATAATACACTGCACGAAACAAGTTTTCGTAGAGCATTTCAAAATTTTTGGTTAGATGGAACATATTATGAGTTTGACCTTGTTTTTAACGAATATTAATAAATATACAAGATAATAATATGAGAGTAAACGGAGGAATAATTGGCAATTCTTTAGTGCCAAATACAATAGATAGAAGTAATCAAAGTGGTTTATTTACATTAGATAATAGTCTGCGTGGATATGGCGGTGCGTTAGGGGATTCGACTTTAAAACTGGTGGGTTTTGCAGAATTTAATACTACTGGTGCTGGTAGTTATTTAGGTTCAAGTAGTCAAGTAGTAAATGGTTTACAACCTAATGATGTAATCTACTGGATAATGACAGATGCATATGTAGGTAGTACATCAACAACAACTGCTGCTACAAATTTAAATAATGCATACATTGGTTGGTTTGGTTATGCTGACAAATATCCCTCCTATGATGCTAGAATTTATACTGCTGGAAAAGAGTTGGCATTTTATGATATTAGACGAAATAGCGATTCATCTAGAGCAATTCTTTCTTCAGATTTTAGTAGTGCTATATTGTCAACATATAGATCATATATTGTTACAGCATATAGTATTGTAACAGAGCCCGGTAATTATGCAATTTCAACAACCACAAGTGCTTTACCAAGTGGAAGTTTAACATATTTTAAGCACACATATGCATTTGTATTTAGAAATGTTGATATTAATAGATTAACTACATATAGAGCAAATTATGGTGTAGGTAATCCATATACTCCATATACAAGAGTGTTGTTAGGCAATTCATTACAACTTTCAACCTCACCTTATGCAGGTTATTATCAATCGGATGATAATTTTAGAAGTCTTACTCTGCCGTCAGGTAATGATAAAGATACATTAATTGGTGTTGTAATTTCAACATATGACATAGTGAGTGAATGGCCAGATTATCTAAATTCTAAAAATAGAGGGTATTATGATCGTAAAAATTTAGGTGGTTCGGGTTATTTTTCAATGTTAACTACTGATAAATTTACCAATACTGGTCTAACAACACACGCTTTCATTGGTACATCCTCAGATATGCAACTTACAACATATGTGCCAGGAACAGCATCAACATACTATCCAACTAATTCTAATTTGTATATAAGTGCTTATAGTGTTATGGTTCCCAGTCTCTAATACGCATTATCATAAAGGTATATTATTATGCAATTACTCAACAGAAAACTTTACTCATATAAAGGCGGTAATCCAAAAGTCTTGCCTGAACTTATACCAACAGAAAGTGGTAATTTTTTAACAAACTCTATAAATTTATCGGATAAAGTATTAGAAGAAAATGGATATATTAGAGTTGAAGACAAACCAGAAACAAATAATAGATTCTCTTATGTGACTTGGGAGAACGGATGGGTAATAAAAGATATACCTGATGAAGAAAAGAGTAGTATGATAGAAAGTGAATGGGAAAAAATACGAATGGAAAGAGATTTTTTCATTAGACAAAATACTTGGAGATACGAAAGAATTGCTAGAAGAGAACGATTAGGTTTAAATCAAATTGATAATATTGACGAATTAGACGCTTATATTCAAGAGTTGGCAAATTTACCCGAATCACAACAAGATCCATTTAATATTATATGGCCCAAATATAATGATCCTGAAAATAAATAAATATATAAATTAATATAGGAAATTTTAAACATGTCAAACCCAACTACAAGATCGCAGTTCAAAGACTACTGTCTACGCAGACTTGGGTTTCCTGTCATTGAAATAAACGTAGATGATGACCAAATTGAAGATAGAATCGATGATGCATTACAATATTGGCAAGATTATCATTTTGATGGGTTACAAAAAGTCTATTACATTAAAGCGATAAGTCAAACAGATGTTAATAACAAATATTTAGATTTGACTCAGGCAAAAGATAGAGCTAATAATACTTTAGATATTGTTGGTGTGACCAGGATATTTCCTGTCACAGATTCGCAAGCATCTATAAGTATGTTTGATCTACGATATCAGTTGCGCCTAAACGAATTATACGACTTCACTTCTGCATCATATATTAACTATACCATGACGATGCAACATTTAAGGTCATTGGAGATATTGTTTTCTGGTGAAGTGCCAATTCGTTTTCAACGACATATGCAGAGATTGTATATCGATTGGGCATGGGGAAATTATGAAGCACCAGTCGGAACAGTTGTTATTGCAGAGTGTTATGCAGCCATCGATCCTGCAGCATACACAAAAGTATGGAATGATCGTTGGTTAAAAGAATATGCAACTGCATTAATCAAAAGAACTTGGGGAAATAATATGAAAAAATTCTCAGGTCTACAATTGCCTGGTGGTGTAACACTCAATGGAGATAAAGTTTTTCAAGAGGCAACGGAAGAAATTGCAAAACTTGAAGAACAAATGCAAACTAATTATGGTGCACCGTTAGAATTTTTTATGAATTAAAATGGCAACTTCATCATATTTCAACAACTATGGTGCTCACTCAGAGCAAAGACTAATAGAAGATATTATTGTAGAATCTATTAAGATAATGGGATTCGACGCATTTTATCTTCCCAACGATAATGATGCAGCAAGAGATTTATTATTTGGTGAAGATCCAGTAAAAAAATTTAGAAGTGCATTTCCATTAGAATTATATCTTTCAAACTCAACTGAGTATATGGGTGAAAAAGAATTCTTTTCTAAATTTGGTCTTGAAATTAAAAACAATGTTAATGTAATTCTATCGAAACGATCATTTTCACAAAGAGTTCCACAGAATGCTTTTACTAGACCTAGGGAAGGCGATCTGATTTATGTACCGTTTATGAATGGCACAGGTGAATTATATGAAATTAAATTTACAAATCAAACAAAAGATTTCTTTATGTTGGGTAGAAAAGTTCCATATTTTTATGAATTAGAATTGGAGAAATTCAAGTATTCACAAGAAGTCATTGAAACCGGGGTTGATATTATTGATGAAGTCTTAACTCAATCTGCATATACAATAACATTAAAAGTAATAAAAGATTTGAAACAAGTTTACGCCTCTACTAATTGGTCTTCAGGATTATATGACAATAAAAACATAGTTATTGATCCTATAAATAATACTTTTTCAATTGAATTAGGTAATTTAAGAATAGGAGACACAATTCTATATAAAACGACATATACTTCAGATGAAGTGTCAGCAAAAATAGTTAATATAGCAACATTCGGTATTACTAATTATAATATAACAACAGATTCTGATATTATAGGTTTGTATGTGTTAACGGAATTTACTATTTTACCTAGGAATGTGGCGAATTATGGTTATGGAACATACGAAATTAAAGAAACTGTATATCAGTCTACGGATGGAACATACAATAATGCCACATGTGAGGCGACACTACAGAGTTGGACACCATTAACTGGAGAAATAACAATTACAAATATAAATGGTGAATTTGCATCAAACACCTATGTGTACGGTGTAACAAGCGGTGCATATCGTTATGTTACAGACTATGATGCGATGGAAACGGCACCAAAAAATGAAAACTTCGACAATAAATTTATCGAAGATGCTGCCAATCAGATCATCAATACGACAGAAATCAATCCTTTTGGTGATATTTAATGGCAAATATAACTTACAATAGAATCATAAGGAAAATAACACTAGCATTTGGTGGTTTGTTTAATAATATCACAATGGTTCGGTATAACTTAGATGAAACCGAACAAGAAAGGTTAATAGTTCCTATAGCATATGGCACAAAAGAACTATATGTTTCTCGTTTAGAAGGCGATCCAGATTTAGATAAACAAGTCCAGATCACTTTACCAAGGTTCTCATACATTCTAAACGATATTTCTTATGACTCTTCTAGAAAATTAAATACGAATGTTCGAACCTTTACAAGAACAAGTACCGGAGCAGTTAGTTCACAGTATAATCCAGTACCATATGATTTAAATTATACACTATATTTGTATGTCAGAAATATAGAAGATGGTACACAATTAATCGAACATATTTTACCGTATTTTACACCAGATTACACTATTAAAGTTGACTTAATAGAAGAGATGGGAGTAACAAAAGAAATTCCAATTATATTAAAGAGTGTGAGCAATGATATCACTTATGAAGGAAATAGAGAATCCGAAACACGATACGTTGTATGGACTTTAAACTTTACCGCAAAGGCATACATATATGGCAAGACTGCTGGTAATGTCGGACTGATTAGAAATTCTATTGCAAATATTTATGACTATGATAGTGAAACTAAATTGGCAAAAATTTATGTTACTCCAACACCTACTGACGCAAATGTTGGAAATACATATGCATACACAACGACAACGATGGAATTCCCAAATATTGTAGAGGGGTTAAATATACCTGCAAACTTTGCCGGTGATGCATTAGTACAGGTTGGCGTAGATGATTTAAATTCATTACAAGAACGTATCACAGATTTAAATAGAGGATAGTTAAAATGTCTAGAACATTGCAATTTAAACGGTATTCACAATCAACTGTTGCAGGTATAACAGGTGCGGCAGGAGAACTGATAATTGATACAACAAATAATATTCTCACGGTTCACGATGGTGTTACCCGAGGCGGCTATTCTGTTGGTGTTTCCGCCAATACTGTAAATATTGTTTTTAATAAAGCAAATACGAGCAACATTATAGCGCAAGCATCGTTTGACCAAGGAAATTCAACACTTATTCTGGTGCAATCTTCATTCGATAAAGCAAACTCTGCGAATGTTCTAGCACAAGCTGCATTTGATAAAGCAAATACTCCAGGCTCGGGACAATTTGCTTTCGAAAAAGCCAACTCTGCCAATGTTTTAGCACAATCAGCATTTAATCAAGCAAATACTGCGTCTTCAAATACCATTTATTTGCAAGGTGGTTTAAATACTGCTAATTCAAATACTGCATATCTTCAAGGTGCTCTAAACACAGCAAATACAAATATAAATGCTGCATCACAAACCGTTCCACAAAATGCACAAACTACAAATTATACTTTAGTTAATTCTGATGCAGGTAAACATTTATATTATACCCAATCAGCAAACGTAAATTTATATATTCCTTGGTCATCGAATGCATCGTTTGCAAACGGTACAACAATTATGGTTGTATCAAGAACAACATCAAGTGCGAACGTAACTGTTACACCAAACACTGGCGTTACAATGTATCTTGCTGGCAACACAACGTCAGCATCACGCAACGTGACAACATATGGTATGGCCACACTTATTCAAGTCGCAGCAAACACATGGTTTATTAATGGTACAGGAGTTGCATAATGAGTGCAATAATGGCCATGGCTGTTAGTAATAATGTTCCAGTATCACCTATAGCCGTAGCCGCTAATCCGCCGCCATCTATTGAAGTTTTATTAGTTGGTGGCGGGGGGTACGGCCAAGGGTTTAGCGGGTCATTTGGCCAGCCCGGCGGCGGTGGTGGCATTGTTTACAATACGGCTTTCTCTATTACCATTGGCACTACTTATTCTAGTAGTATTGGCGTAACCGGCGCAACAACCGCAACTAGCTCTACTTTTAGCACCTATACCGCTGGAGGTGGTGGTGGCAGCAGCGCTGGATTAGCAAGTTCAGGAACTGGCGCGACAACCGTATTGAATGGTCAAAATGCGGGCACTGGAAATAATTACGCAAGCTCTATTTCTGGGTCATCAGTAACTTATGCTTATTCTGGTGCCGGAACCCCTGGTAGCGGTGGTTTCGGATCAACACCAAATCCGGGAGCATCACCGCCCAGTCCTGGCCAAAATGGCGTATTAATCATTGCCTATCCCAGCACTTATGACGCAGCCGTTACTGTTACTGGAACATACACCGTAAGCACCACAGCCAGAACCGGATACCGCGTATATACGTTTACCAGCGGCTCTGGATCAATTAAGTGGTAAACCGATAACATTAAAAATGATATAAATATGAACACTTTTACAAAAAACATGGAAGACATCTTTGATGTGAAACCTATTGATGAAAAAAAAAAAGTTACGCCGTAGCTGAAGTTTCTTCCAGTAAAGATATTGTACCTGCAAATATCGATGAAGATTTAAATGATGCATATCAACAATCAAAAGAAAATCTACAAGATATTATAGATCAAGGTAAAGAAGCAATGGAAGAAATTCTAGAGATTGCAAAACAATCTCAGCATCCTCGTGCGTTCGAAGTATTTGGTGGTATACTAAAGAATGTTGTTGATGCAAATAAAGAATTGTTGGCAATGCAAAAACAAATGCGAGATATGAATAATAAAAAAGAAACAAACAATACTAATATTGATAAAGCTATATTCGTAGGTTCTACAGCAGAATTAAGTAAATTGTTAAAAGGCAATAATGAAAGACAACTATCGTGACAATCCGTTACTCAAAAGAGTTGGCGTTGATATACAGTACACGGAAGAACAGGTACAAGAGTATATAAAGTGTGCTAAAGATCCAATTTATTTTGCAAAGTATATAAAAATTATCACACTAGATGATGGTTTAGTACCATTTAAATTGTATGATTTTCAGGAAGAAATGGTCAAAATCTTTCATGAAAATAGATTTGTTATTACGAAATGCCCTCGTCAGGTTGGTAAAACTACCACAACAGTTGCATATCTACTATGGGCATCTCTGTTTCAAGACTCACAAAACATTGCAATTCTCGCCAATCGAGGACAAACGGCAAGAGATATTTTAGGTAAGTATCAACTCGCATACGAAAACTTACCGCAATGGTTACAACAAGGTGTCATCACCTGGAACAAAAGTTATGTCGAACTGGAGAACGGGTCAAAGATCGTTGCATCGTCGACCTCCTCGTCTGCGGCACGGTCAGGATCGTTTAATATCGTGTTTCTAGATGAGTTTGCATTCGTGCCAGGTAATATCGCCAATGAGTTTTTTACGTCTGTTTACCCTGTTATTACTGCTGGTACAAAAACAAAAATCATTATTGTTTCCACTCCTAACGGTATGAATCTGTTCTATAAGATATGGACAGATGCCGTTAACAAGAGAAACAATTATATTCCATTTGAAATTCACTGGTCTATGGTACCAGGAAGAGATGAAAAATGGAAAGAAGAAACAATAAAAAATACATCAGAACATCAGTTTAGGCAGGAGTTTGAAGTCGAGTTTCTGGGCTCCACAAACACATTAATAACTGGAACAAAACTGCAACAATTGGTATATCAACAACCAATTGCACAACATGATAATATTTTAATATATGAACACCCAATTAAAGGTGATGATGATAAGGAAAAAGACCATCTATACGCAATTATTGTGGATGTGTCTGAAGGCAGAAATATGGACTCATCTGTATTTTGCGTGATTGATATATCGACAACACCATACAAACAAGTTGCAGTTTATAAAAATGCTGCAATATCGCCAATATTATTTCCAACAGTCATTTATAATGCGGCAAAGTATTACAATGATGCGTATATTTTGGTAGAAATAAATAACAACCCACAAGTGGCAGATGTTATACATCAAGATTTAGAATACGAAAACCTTTTAAAAGTATTTACCGGAAACAAAAAACCACAACAACTTTCTTCTGGTTTTGGCAGAGGTGTACAAATGGGTCTCAAAATGTCACCTGCCGTTAAGAGAATCGGATGTTCTAATCTAAAAACTTTAATTGAAGGCAACAAATTAGTGATACAAGATTTTGATACAATTTCGGAATTAACAACATTTGTTGCAAATAAAACATCTTTTGCAGCAGAAGAAGGTGCAAATGATGACCTTGCAATGGCACTAGTTATTTTTGCATGGGCAACTACACAAAAATATTTTAGAGAAATTGTGAACCATGATATTAGAAAACAACTTCAATTAGAAAATATGAATCAACATGATGAAGATGTTTTACCTGCACCAATTATAGAAACTGGTCTTGAAAGTCCTTTTGAATTAATGGGTGGAGATTTGTGGGAACTTGCAGATGGCGGACCCACTTATGATAGTTATATAAAAGACTTTCATAAAAATCTCTAAACACTCGTATTCATAAATATCAATATGATTAAATGATTGATTGAACAAATAAATAGAAAAATAATTTAAGGAGACAAAAATGGCATTTTCAATATCTCCAGGAGTAACAGTTTCAGAAGTTGATTTGACAACAGTCATTCCTTCAGTACTTACTACTGCCGGTGCTTTTGCTGGAGCATTCAATTGGGGACCAGCGAATAAAAGAATTCAAATCAGTTCGGAATCACAATTATTTTCCATATTCACGAAACCTGATTCCAATACATATATTTCTTATTATACAGCTGCCAGTTTCTTGGCATACGGAAATAATTTAAGAGTAGTGCGAACTGTTGGAGCAAATTCGTTTAATGCTGATGCCAATACATCATCTACAATACAAATAAAGAATGAGGATGATTTTCAGTATTCTTATCTTTCTGGAAATAATGCAAACGTCGCAGGTCCATTCGTTGCACGTTATTCTGGCGCACTAGGCAATTCATTAACTGTTGGTGTACTAGATTCATGCCCAACAGCCAATTTTACTGGTTGGCAGGTCAATAGCATTAATGTTTCTTCGTATTTTGCAGGTGCACCAGGAACTTCAGCACAAGCAAGTTCAGCCGGCGCAGCTAATGATGAATTGCACGTTATTGTTTTAGATACCAATGGATTGTTTACTGGTGTTAAAAATCAAGTCTTAGAAGTATTCCCTTATTTGTCAAAAGCAAGTGACGCAAAAGACCCATTAGGCAATTCAAACTATTACAAGAATTATATTTTTAATAATTCTAAGTATATCTATGCAATGGATCCAATAAGTTATGCAACAACTAATGCCACATGGGGAACACCATTAGCAAATGGCACTACATTTACAACTATTGGAACAGGAACCACAGTTCAATTGTCTGGTGGTGCCGATGATATGCCAAGCACTTCTAACTTACAAACATCATATGACTTATATAAAAATGCCGATGAAGTAGATGTTTCATTAATTATCACTGGCGATGCAAATACAACTTTACAAGGATATGTTAGGGATATTGCAGAAAGTAGAAAAGATTGTATCACATTCATTTCTCCACCTTCTTCTAATGTTATCAATCAAGCAGGAAATGAAACAACTAAATTGGCAACATGGGCATCAGGCATAACAGCATCTACATATGTTGTTGCTGATTGTGGTTGGAAATACATGTTTGACAAATACAACAATGTTTATCGTTGGATTCCATTAAATGGTGACATTGCCGGTCTCTGTGTCAATACAGATAGTGTTAGAGATCCATGGTTTTCACCTGCTGGTTTTAATCGTGGCGCACTAAAGAATGTTGTTAAGTTGGCATGGAATCCTACAAAAGCACAAAGAGATACAATTTATGCTTTAGGTATTAATCCAGTTGGAACTTTCCCTGGACAAGGCACAGTACTGTTTGGTGACAAAACTTTTACAACAAAGCCTTCTGCTTTTGACAGAATTAATGTTCGTAGATTGTTTATCGTATTAGAAAAAACTATCGCACAAGCATCTAAATATTCATTGTTTGAATTTAATGATGAATTTACTCGCTCTCAATTTGTTGCATTAGTTACACCATTCTTGCGTGATATACAAGGTCGTAGAGGCATTTATGACTTCCGTGTTGTTTGTGATACAACAAATAATACGTCTCAAGTTATAGATTCCAATCAGTTTGTCGGAGACATTTATGTGAAGCCTGCCCGTTCAATTAATTTTATTCAATTGAACTTTGTTGCTGTGAGAACTGGTGTTAACTTTAGTGAGATTGTTGGACAGTTCTAATAAATAAAACAATAAAGGAGATTTAATAATGGCATTCAACGTAGCCGAATTTAGAGCAAATATGATAGGGGACGGTGCTCGTCCCAATCTATTTTCAGTAACACTTTCATTTCCAGTTATTGCAGCAAACGGAGTTGCTTCTGGCCAAAAACTAACATTTATGGCCAGAGCAGCACAATTACCAGGATCATCTATTGGACAAGTTCCAGTTTATTACTTTGGTCGTGAAGTGAAGTTTGCAGGCAACAGAACATTTGCTGATTGGACAATACAAATTATCAATGACGAAGATTTCACAATTAGAAATTCTATGGAATCTTGGATGAATGCCATCAATAGTCATAGAGGTAATATTCGTAATACAAACGCAAAATCGCCTGTAACATATACATCAGATGCAAAGGTCACACAATTTGGAAAAACAGGTGACACATTAAAAGAGTATAACTTTATTGGAATGTTCCCAACAGATATTTCACCAATTGATTTGGATTGGAGTAGCAATGATTCTATTGAGGAATATCAGGTAACATTTGCTTACCAATGGTGGGAATCAGTTCCAACAACCACCTAAATATTTTGTGGTTCTAATTGTGAATAAGGTAATATAATGGCAAATAAATTTAGTCTTTTTGGTTTTACCATAAGCAAAGATGAAGCTGAGCAAAAAAATGCTCAGCCATCTTTCACGCCACCTAATAATGATGACGGTGCATTAACTATAAGTTCCGCAGCGTATTATGGAACATATGTTGACTTAGATGGTACTGCAAAAAATGAAGTAGAATTAATTTCAAGATATCGTGAAATGGCGATGCAACCTGAAATCGAATCAGCAATCGATGATATTGTTAATGAAGCAATATCACAAGATGATGACGGAACAATTATCAAAATTGTTTTAGATAATCTTAAACAACCAGAAAAAATCAAAAATGCCATCAAAGCAGAATTTCACACACTATTAAAATTGTTAAATTACAACAATATGGCGGCTGATATTTTTAGACGTTATTATATTGATGGTAGATTGTATTATCATATCTTAATAGACCGTGAAAATCCAACGCAAGGCATAAAAGAACTACGTTATATTGATCCAAGAAAACTGCGTAAAGTGAGAGAAATCAAAAAGAGAAAAGATGAACGAACTGGCGCAGAAGTGATGGATACTGTAAATGAGTATTATCTTTTTAATGACAAACTCGTTTCTACATCTTCTTCTAATTTTGGTCCTGTTGGTGTCAGAATCACTACAGATTCTATCATTTCTGTTGTTTCTGGTCTTATGGATTCTCGTCGTTCAGTTGTACTATCATATTTACATAAAGCAATCAAGCCTTTAAATCAGTTGCGTATGATTGAAGATGCAACTGTTATCTATCGTATCTCAAGAGCACCAGAAAGAAGAATTTTTTATATTGACGTTGGCAATTTACCAAAATTAAAAGCAGAACAATATATGCGTGATATTATGGTTAAGTATAAAAATAAACTTGTCTATGATGCAAATACAGGTGAAGTCCGAGATGATCGCAAATTCTTATCAATGATGGAAGATTTTTGGTTGCCTCGCCGTGAAGGTGGTAAAGGCACAGAAATTAGCACATTGCCAGGTGGCCAAAACCTAGGCGAACTAGAAGATGTTAAGTATTTTGAAAAGAAACTGTACAAAGCTTTATGCGTTCCAATTTCCAGATTAGACCCAAATAGTGCAGGGTTTTCATTCAATCGTGTTACTGAAGTCACAAGAGATGAATTAAAATTTTCTAAATTTGTCGAAAGAATGCGTAACAAATTCTCTGATTTATTTGATCAGACATTAAGAGTGCAATGCGTTCTAAAAGGTATCTGCACAGAAGAAGAATGGACAGATTTTAAAGAATACATTTATTTTGATTTTATTAGAGATAATAATTTTACTGAAATGAGAGAAGCGGAGTTGATGAAAGAAAGATTAAGTTTGTTGCAACAAGTTGACAATTATACAGGACGTTATTTTTCACAATCTTGGATTCAAAGACATGTGTTAAGACTAACTGATGATGAAATACAAATAATGCAACAAGAAATGGATGAAGAGAAATCATTAGGTTTAGGGTTGCCAGTTGATGTTACAAATAATATAGCACAACAACAAATGATGAATATGACACAACAAGATAGGCCGCCTGTACCACCACAAGCAGCACAACAATAATATATTATAAATATTTAAACTGGAGAAAATTATGTCTGATACAAGAAATATTATTGATTATGCATATGAAGATAATGGTGTAGAATTTCGAAATGCACTTTACTCTGCAATACATGATAGAGTTTCTGCACATATCGAAACAAAAAAACAAGAATTGGCACAAACTTTGATTGGCGTAAACCAACCAGAAACAGAAGAATCTGAGGAATAAAAAATGGCAATTGCAAATAGTTCACAAATATTAATTGATACAAATAAAAGAACTGTAATCAAAAGGGTTGGCATATTGGATTCAGACGAAACGTCTACAGTTTGGATAGACCCAAGAGCTCTTGCATTTGCATTAAATGCAAACAATCAACCATATCAAGCAGGCAATACGACTGCGCCAGAATTTGCAAATTCAGCATTTACTATTTCTAGAGTTATTGCTTCTGTTGATGACACCGTAGGTCATTTACAATTAGTTTGGCAAGGAACAGTTTCCGATAGAACAGCATTTGCATTTGGGGTTGGTTCTATAGATACAAATCCACAATATCAATTGCCAGTAATTACAAATAGTGCAGTTGGACCAACAGGCAATTTATTAATTAAAACAGTTGGAACAACAGCAAATGCTGCATATACAATAATTGTTGAGTTACACAAAGACAATCGTTTCTATGATGCTGGTTGGGGAAGAGATCCTGCTGCATTTAATTATGGTCCATATGCAGTAAAACCATAAGAGATATTCATGAAGTTAATTAAAGAAATCTTTGAAGAAGTAGAATACATAACCGAAGAAACAGACGGTAAGAAGTGCATGTACATTTCTGGACCTTTTCTTGTGTCTGAACAAAAGAACAAGAACGGAAGAATGTACAAATATGATACTTTAAAAAAAGAAGTTAATAGATATACAGAAGAGTATATTAGAAAGAATCGTGCTTTTGGAGAATTAGGGCATCCAGAAACACCAACAATTAATCTAGACCGTGTTTCACATATGATAGTTAGTCTATCAGAAAATGGAACTAATTGGATAGGTAAAGCAAAAATTCTTGACACACCGATGGGCAACATTGCTAGAAATCTTATTGAAGGCGGTGCACAACTTGGTGTGTCATCGAGGGGTATGGGGTCACTAAAAAATGTTAACGGTGTTAATATCGTTCAAGGTGATTTTCATTTAGCCACAGCGGCAGACATTGTAGCAGACCCTTCTGCGCCAGGTGCATTTGTGCATGGCATCATGGAAGGAAAAGAATGGATGTTAGTAGATGGCGTATGGACTGAAATAGATCACGTTGAAGCAATACAAGAAATTCGTAAAGCTTCTAGAAGTGAAATAGAACAAGTAAGTTTACGCATTTTTGAAAACTTCATAAAAAAACTTTAATTATAAATATACAATATAGGAAACAAGGAGTTCTTCAAAATGGGAAAATTTAATCTATCAGA